ATATATACCCAGTGTCAAACTAACTAAATTTAGTTAGATGCTAGAGGATAAAAAGAACATATTTATCAAGAATAGTAGGTTACGCTATCCTCAAAGTTTAGATTTTTCTAGATTTAAAAAAGCGGAATACCACACTTGTTTGATGGATTCTTATCATTATTGTATTTCTTGATTGTTGATACAACATTTTACTTTTTACATAGATTATGTCACGTTTTCTTATATTATCAGATACATCAAAAACATCATTTGTGTCAGCCCCATGTAAACCGATAATATATTAAGTACCAAGTAAGTAAATAATTTATTATATTACCATGCCATTCTTCAAATGCTTGCTTTTGCCTTGATATCTTAAAATGTTGTGGATTGATTAAAAAAGATGAAACTGAATAAAGAGTAAAATCAATAAATGGTGTTAATACAATTCCAATAAAACCAAGAATATAATCAAACATAATTATTTAATAATAATAAATATATTAATCTTAAATTTAGATTAATATATTACTTTATATTTTATCTTCTTACAATTTATACTTAATTTGTTTGTATAGATATAAAAATCTTATTTACGAATACCTTAGTAATAAAATGGCTTTAACATCTTTCTTATATGATTCAGAGTCACCGTCATTGTTTCTTAAATCTCTAGAAACAACATATAATGACAATCAGGTTTTTGAAGAAAAGAAAATTGCAAATGAAACAAACAAGAATATTACTGATATGCTTTCAAAAATTATTAGTCAAAATGAGGAAATTAAAGAAAAAATGATAACATATGTCAATAATAAAGAATCGTTTAGATTAAAAAAACGGTTGATTTGAAACACAACACTAAATAATACTTTATAAAGTATTATTTATAAATTTTTTTTTGAGAGTAATTGTTATTTAAAATTATTACAATTTAATATAAAATGGCAAAAACAATTATAGTTACAGGTGGATGTGGATTTATTGGACATCACTTTATCGAACACATTTTAAAAACTACTGATTGGAATATTATTATTATAGATAAGTTAACATACGCTAGCAAGGGATTTGATAGATTAAAAGATGCTGAAATTTTTTACAATAAAAAAATTCGTATATTTACATATGATCTAGTAATCCCTTTGTCTGAAGGATTGATAAAAGAATTCGGGGATGTAAATTATATAATTCATATGGCAGCCGATACACACGTTGACAATAGCATTAAAAATCCGGTAGAAATCATTCATAATAATATCACAAGCACTGTTAATTTATTAGAATATGCACGTTCTTTAAAGAGTTTAGAATTATTCTTTTATTTTAGTACTGATGAAGTTTTTGGTGCAGCACCAAACAATGTATCATTTACTGAATGGGACAGACACAAACCGACAAATCCATATTCAGCTTCTAAATCAGCTGCAGAAAATATATGTATTTCATATGAAAATACATACAAATTACCTATAATAATTGTTAATGTAATGAATGCATTTGGAGAACGTCAACATGTCGAAAAATTTATTCCTAAATGCATTAAATACATTTTAGAAGGTAAAAAGATCGACATTTTTTGTGATAAAACGTCCACAATACCTGGAAGTAGATTTTATATTCACGCTAGAAACATTGCACAAGCTATATCATTTCTAATTATTAACGGTGTAATTGGAGAAAAATATAATATTGTAGGAGAAAGAGAAGTTAATAATTTAGAAATGGCCCAATCTATTGCAAAAATACTTGGCAAAGACCTAATATATGAAATGATTAATTTTCACGAAGACAGACCTGGTCACGATGAAAGATACTCATTAAATGGGCAAAAATTATTAGATATGGGATTTACTTTACCGGTAGATTTTGATCAAAGTTTAGAAAAAACAATTAAATGGACTTTAAAAAATATGGAGTGGTTAAACTATTAAAATAGAATGCGTAAATAAAAAATCTTCATCGTCTATCTTTTCTACTTTATTATAACCAAGAGACATAATATTATCAATTATTTGTTGTCGAGTAATTATTATATTTTCTTCTTTTCTTTTGTCGTTATTCCAAATTTCAATTACTAAATCAGGAAGATCTTTTTTAAGAGTTTCTTTTGCACCAATCAAAAACTTATCCTCCATACCCTCGATATCTACAAGCATCAAATCTATTTTATTTAAATTCATATTATCAAGAGGTACCGAGACAATTCCTAAATTTTCTAATTTTGCGATAGAAGCACTCCTTTCACCTGTAAGAAGATCATTAGTTGTAAATACATGCATACCTCCGTTATTGTTCTTTAGACGATCGTTATCATCATCCATAAAAAAAACACTTTCGTGCTTATCACCTAAAGCCACATTATATATATCAACATTTGACAATTTGTTAAGTTCGACATTTTTCTTCAAATGATCAAAAGTTTTTGGAAATGGTTCAAATGCTGTCACGTGAGAAGCAATTTTTGACATTGGAAGTGTTATAGTTCCAATGTGAGCTCCTACATTTACAAAATGACCTTTTTGTTTCATACGAGATTTTAAAAGTTTAAGTATTTTAGGAGACCATTGTTTACGGTTTAGAAGTGTTTTTTGAATTACATCATTTTTATTACGTATTTCGTAAGAAATACCTTCAATGTTTACTATATTAGTATTAGAAACTTTTTTAGATTTAGGACTTGTATTATATAAAAAGAAAAACAGAACGTGTGATGTAATTATTAAAAAAAGTATTATTTTAATCATTATTTATTGTAAGACTTTTATTATTTTTTTACATTATATTTTTTAATTAGGAGTTGTGAGATGGATATTATTTGATAATGAACTTGAAACGACAGTCAATAAATTATGTTTCAATTCTGGTAAATCAAATCTGCTATCCGATGATGTGGACGATACTCCAGAAGATTTCAATTCATTTAAATTTTGACCTATTTCACACTTTGGTAAACTCATTAACGACCAATTTAAGTGTGTGATTAAAGATTCTGTACGATCTATATTATTTATTTGCAAATTTTCAAGATGCATCTTTATAAATAAGTAAATAAATAAGTAAATAAATATTATAATTTAATTATAATTTTAAATAGTTCAATTTTTGAAAAAAATTTTTTTGCAATATTGCATGCAGAGATACGAGCTGAAGGATTCCATTGTAAACAATCATTTAAGATCTCTTCATAAAATGCGCCATAAGAAGTATTTATACGTTTATTTCCAATTTTTCGTGAAAATACCTTTATCCAAGGTTTACATTCAGAAATCTTACCAATTCCAGCTAAATCAATATTTTCTGAGCAATGTGTAGGCATATATGCAATGTCATCAACAGTCACCATACCACGAATCCGTATAATTCTTGTCAGAACATCAATCTGGTTATCTCCTGTAAAAAGTGGACCTCCATAGGCAAACTCTGTCAAGATACAACCAAACGACCAGATATCTATTGAAGTCGAATACATATCACGACCAAGTATGAGGCACGGTGCTCTGTAAAAACGAGTGCACACATATGTTGTATTAGGTTGACATTCTTTTACAAACTTTGCACTACCAAAATCGGCCAATACAAGGCGATTTGTATTTACATTTACCAAAATGTTATCTGGTTTCAAATCACGATGCATCAATTGAATATTTTCAAGAAATTCCAAAGCACATGCAAGTTGCCACATCATATTATACATTTTATTTATTTTCATTCTCATTTTTTCTACGACAAGGCGTTCCAAAATATTACCAAGAGTTTCGGGCATAAACTCCATTACTAGATACAAAGTATTCTTATCGGTCCAATATCCAAGTAGTTGAACAATATTGGGATGGTTTTCCACCGCAAGTATCTTGCACGTTTCTAATTCTCGATTTATGTGACCTTCTAATTCTGGAACACGCTTGACAGCGATCTGTCCTGATGGTGTATCAACAATATGTACGCTACCAAATGAACCACTTGCAAATTCTTCTCCAAGAATTACGGGAGAATATTGTTTGAGTTCATTTAAAATATCTAGATCATTTTTAATTATTTTAGTTTCAAATATATTAGACATATTTATATTTTATAGATAAGTTAAATATTTATTTATATTATTTTACAAATCCATATAAGTAAGTCTTATTTTATAAGGCGCTGAAAGAGTTGGTGAAGAAGAAGTATCATTATAATCATAGCAATAAGGAGTAAAATCACCTCCATTTTTTTGAATTTGTTTACAAAAAGTATCAAGAGGTGATCCATTTTTTAAATTGTCTGAATTATTAATAAAAGTTTTAACAGGTGGTTGATTTGGTTTATTTCCATTTGAAGGATCAATTTCATTACCTTTATCACAACCACTTCCCCATGTGTTATATTTGTTTAACAAAGCTGTATTTTCAGGAGAACTAAAATCAAACAAAATTTTAGAGCATTCATTAAATGCACATACTTGATTACCAGCAGTACAATATGATTTACAATCAGCCGAATCTGCGTTACAAGTGCCAGGTGTTTTTCCTATACATGCTTTAGAGCAATCAACTTTAGCAGGATTTACACATCCTACTGTAAGACCTTTTGAGTATATAGTTTTGTCTAAATTTTGACATGGATTTTCATTGATTATCATTCTTTCTATTTTTTTATTTTCTGTTGTTAATAGATATTCCATTCTATAGTTAATTCCGTCGACTGCACTAGAATCAGCAACCATATCTTTACCACCTTCAATTAAAATAGAACTTTGATATGCAACATTAATTGGTCTATCAGACTCTCCTGTTTTATGAGGCCTTGGCAATGTTTGTTCCCAAGAATCTTTTAACATTTTTACAGCCATAATAATCCAAGCAACATTTTTTGGTTTAACCTTTTCAGGAATTTGAAGTAAAATATTACCTCCTTTAGGTATAACTACTTCTACAGCCACTTTAGAACCTAATGGATTCCATGCCAAACCAGAAGATGGAATTTTTTTATATTCATTCATTCCCCAATTTACTGGGTTAAATCGCAAAGCTTCTTGATGACCACCAATTTTTTTCCACTGTTCAGATGGATCTTCAAAAATATTTAATTGTAAAAAAACATGTAATGGATTTTCACTTGTATTATTTACAATATTAATAGAACTATTAGGTTGATTATTTAAATTAATCTTTTCACTACTATTATCCGATCCACTACTACCTGATCCACCACTACTACCTGATCCACTACTACTACCTGATCCACTACTACCTGATCCACTACTACTACCTGATCCACCACTACTACCTGATCCACTACTACTACCTGATCCACTACTACTACCTGATCCACCACTACTACCTGATCCACTACTACTACCTGATCCACTACTACTACTGGTGCCACTACTATTTGAAATAGTATTTTTTACTAAAACAACAAATACAACAATCAAAGTAACTGCTACAACAAAACCAAAAAGTATAAAAATTTTTGACAAATTATCCATTTTTTATAAATGGATATAAATTAAAACCGATAAATTTTTATTTATTTTTTTGAAATAAAAAACCCCACGATTCTTCAATTATTTCTTTATTGGAGTTGACATTCGTCTCCATCTTTGTTTTTTTCTTTCCAGCACCAACTTGAATGTAATTCAAGATCTTTCCAAATTTCATATACATAATCTTTGTCACCGTTACTTTTAATCCAAATATTCATTTCAGTATGTTTTTGTAAAGTTCAGACTCTTTTACTCTTGTGTGATGTTTTATTTATTTGATAAACAATAAAACTCATTTATTCTATAGCAGGATAATTTACTGTCATTTCTCCTCGAAATGTTTTTTCCATAAGTTGGCTAATTAATTTTTTATTTTCTACATTTCCAAGAAGAAAACAAAGTTTTGCATATGCAGCCGATGTAGTCATATCATAACCAGATAAAACACCAGCTTCTAAAAGACTAATATCTACATGAAAATCATTAACTAATAATTCATCACATTGAGAGACTGCTACTATAAGAACACCATTTTCAACTAATTTTTTGATTGTATGAAGAAAATTTTTTGCCATAGGAGAATTTCCAGATCCATATATTTCAATAACTATACCATTTACTGTTTTACTATCGAATAAATTAAGAAATGACGATGAGTCCATTCCAGGAAAAACTTTTATTACAATAACATTAATTGTTGGGTTAATAAATTTTATTTGAGGTTTTTCTTGTGGGAAACTAAGACAATTTTGCAAAGTAAGAAATGGATAATTTGGAGAAGTAAAATGACTTAGAGACTTGTGAACAGCCCTACATCCACGTATAAGTTTGTTATCAGAAGAAATCATTACTTCTGGTATTTTAGTCAATGATGCTAATTTTAAAGTCATATTAATTTCAAGACCTGTTGATAATATAACTGGTTTTGTTAAATTTTCCATCATAAATGATAAAGCTGAAGCCGTATAAACTAATGTATCTGCATCGCACACTATTACAAAGGTATCATAAGAGTGATATTTTTTTGCTATATCCGAAGCAATTGTATTCCAATCTTTTGGTACAATATCAGAAGATTTTATTAACGGATTATAAGAATAAAAATCGTATTTTCCGATTTTACTATCATAATTTTCTTTAAAATCTTTATCGATATCTCCTCCAGTATGAATAATCTGAATTTTGTTAATAAGTATTTCTTCATTTTTTCTTTGTGTGTTTATGCTAAGATAAACAGATATTGCGGTTGCTATTAAAGCTGATATTGTAAGAAAAATTAAAGTAGATTTCTCATCTTTAGTAAGGATCCTCATTTTATTTATTATTACTTGAGAATAAAAGTAATAATAAATTAGCTTTACAAATTCAAATATTATGCTTTACCATATTTTTTAGTAAAAATTCCTTTATTTTCATGCTTAATAAATTTGGTTAATCCAGTGTCACAATCACATACACTTATTAAAGCTGGAGTTCCTCCAACAATTTTTTTGTTTTTATATGTAGTAACGCGAATGTCACTCGGGTCTGCTTTTACACGAGATCGACATTTTACACAATAAAATTCAGTTTCTTTCATTTTAGAAGGCATTTTTATTATTATACATTAATAAAAATTTTAAAAATAATTTATTAAATAAATTTTACTCCTAACATTTTTCCAATTGTACTTAAAACTTGGCGAGTTGGAATTGTTTTTCCAGATTCATAATCCGATATGACACTAGGTTGCATATTAAGACGAAATGCTAGCTCTTTTTGTGTCCATTTTTTAGATTGTCGAGCTTTTTGTATCGCTATACAAATTGAAGTATTTGGTTTTTCTGGTGCAGGTGGGTCCTCACTGTCTAGTGCAAGAAATTTTTGATGTCCAGGAAGATTTGGTGCACGTTTTGTTTGATCTGTAGGTTTTTTAAAAGTTATTTTTTCCCAATCTTGACAATTCATAATGTTTATTTATTATCATTTATTTTTTTAAGACAATTAAGAAAAATATAAACACGTTAATTTAACCAATAACCAAATAAAAGTTTTGGTATAACTATTTGAGAAGATGTTAGATGTGAATATTCACGACTCCATTTCTCTAATTTTTGTGGCAAGTCATTGTTTAATTCACTCCACTCTTGGATTATTACAACTGGTAATTTATTACTAATAAACATTTCATCTAATGTAGATGTACGAGTAATGACTATACATCCAGCTAATATAGCTTCCCATGTTCTGTGACAATCAATACCATTTCCACGTGGAGATATTATAAATTCGTGTGTGCCATATAATTCAATTATCTCAACAAATGGTTTTCTTTCATTTATAAAAACAATATCTTTATTATTTTTTATTGTTATTATCATTTTACTGCGTTCAGGATGCGATATTGTGAGGTGTGCATCACATAGAACTTTGCGAATTTTAGGTTTGGAACTTTGAGAAGTGATAAATGAAATTTTATCATCTATAGAATTTCCTACAAGCCATTTTTGAGTATGTAAATCAAATCCTATAGGGATGTGTTTTAATTTTTGATGTTTTATGCTTCCATCATAATTTTGTGTAAACCACAATTTAATTTTTGGAGACTCAAGCAACTTTTTTACTGTAGAAGTTTTATAAGATGAAGGAACAGAACGATCTCCATCTGTAGTAATTAAAATTAATGGTGTATTCAAAAAATTTAAATTATCAGCTACAATATCAAGATCAGATTTTTTAGATTGTGAATGTGACCCATTACGAATCCATAGAATTTCTGAACTCTCTTTCATGTATCTAATCAAATTTTTGTATGATGAAATTGATTCTGTATCGCATTTTGAGTAGTTACTTTTTATTGGACCTTTTGACCATAATGGCTTTTTCATCATAAACTCATCTTTCAATATTTGTGGATCTTCATCTGTAATGCTTTTGTAAATGAAATAGATAAATATAATAAATACAAAAATAATAAAATATAATCTAGATTTTATCATTTATTTATTAAAGTTTATAATAAAAATTAATAAATGAAATTTATGATTCAGATTGTAATAATTAAAATCATCTGTTTATACAAAAGTAAGCTAATTAACAATTTTTGTAAATTGTATGGAAATCCAGAAGAAACAGTTATAGGATTTGGTGATTTTGAACAATACCAACATCGTAAATTCAAAGAACCTGTGAAAGGAAAGGGGAATATCAACTGTTGATCACACA